TTGTTTGATTCTTCGATGTAGGTTTAACTGCTCCAGTATCTAGATTTACTGTATCTACTGTTGCTCCTGCTGCTGGTTTTGTTGCCATTGTTTATCTTCCTTGTCTATTATATTTTTTAAATGTTGATCCTTTGTTTAAATTTTTTCTATGTCTTCGTGGCCTTTTTTTAGGCTTTGGTCTAGGTACAAAATGTAAAAAACTTACTTTAGCCATTGTTTATTTTAAAACCTTTATACCATGCTGGTAAACCTATAAAAAGTCTTTTATCAAATTGATTTTCTTTTGCAGTTTTTGATTTTGCTTTATTATAATGCAAAAATACTTGACCACAATCCTTACCTTTAAATTCTTCTCGCCAATGTTCTAAGTCACATCCAGAATATACTAACATATCACCTGGTTCTAAATCTATTTTAATACCAGCTTGTCCTGTTTTACCAGTTGGATCTAAGTATATTGGCCAAGGGTCACCCCCAAGATTTAAAGTTGTAGATATTTCACAAGAGTATCTATCTTTATGTCTTGCTAATACATCTCCTTTTTTATATATTCTAGCGTAAGAATATGTTTCACTTAATTTTAATTTTGTTTGTTTTTCCATTACAGGTTTTACTTCTTGTAGTAAAGTTTCCATTGCAATATCACTATAATGTGAATAAGTATTTGGTACTTGTTCATCATTCCATACTCCAAAGTATTCTGTATATGGTGATATATATCTTTGATCAAATAAAAATCTTGCTACATTTCTTTTGTTACAAAAATATTTATAAACAAAATCTGCTAATTCTTTTGATATTGCTTTTTTAATTACTGTATATTTATTTTTTTGAAACGACATTTTTAATAATATTTTTTCCCTTTAGTTTTTTATTTGACTGTATAAAATTTTTAATATAGTCTGGTTTATTTTTTACAGTATTAGTTTCGAGGGTAGCTTGTATTATAGCTTTTTTCATATTATCATTAGGCTTTGACATTTAAAACACTATTAGGTATTGCCTGACAGTTCCAATGTATAAATCTAAATGGTTCATATCCCATGTCTACAATGTATTGATGTGGCATGTATGAAGGAAAGAACATAGTTCTTCCTGGTTGAACTTTATAATTAATTTGTGATGATGCATATGTTACTTTTGTTTTATCTGCTTCTGGTAAAAGATTCATAACATTACCTGGTCTTGGATCTTCAAACAATGGCATTGATGTAGCTTCACTTGCTTTTAAAAAATAAAAACCAGAGATATGCCCATTCCAATGTGTATGTAATGTGTGGTGTCCTCCACCTTTTTTAGCAAACTCTTGTACCCACATTTCTGTAGTAAATATTGTATAATTTGTTAAATCAAATCCCATTTCAATTAACAAATTATGTGCTGTTGCACCTATATAATTTTGTAACTTTTTAAAATTAGGATCACCTACTAATGATGTTGAATGAAACACATGACCCATATCTCCTTTATTTCCAAATTTTTTATTTCTTTTATTAATAGTTTCTTTTAAATTTTTTTTTGCATCTTCTATATAAAAATCAGATGCATTATTTAATTCATTAACAAATCCAGGTTCGTCACCATACCATATAGGAGACGGAAACATGTCTTCTCTATTTAATTGTTTTGGAAATTGTAATTCTGTTTTTAATTTTTTAGTTTTTTTCTTTTTCATATTCTCCTTATCTAAATGGCCAACCAAGATTCCATATAACTAAACTATGTCTTGAGCCTTTTTTTACTGGGCATATTCTATGCCATACAAACGAGGGGAATACTACTAAACTTCCTTTAGGTAATATCTCTTTACACTTCATAGGTTTTCTAGGTTTATCAGGATCTAAATTTCTAAAATCAAATTCTAATTCACCACCTTTATATTCTTTTGGATCTGATAATGTCACTGTTACAGATAACTTTCTTATCTTACCATGTGATGGATCATTAGCAGTTTCTCTAATATAAGGCTGATCCCAACTATCACAATGCCAATCATAAAATTGATTTTTAGTATATTTTGTAAACTGGCAAGATTCAGAAAAATCCCATTCAAAATTCCAACCTGCACTTCTATTTGCTTGATGAATATATGGCTGTATCTCTTTATAAATCCACCTATCATTCATCCAAACAATATCTGAATTTCTTTTCTTTTTTAAATCTTTAACTTGATTTTTATTTAATGGTCTATTACCATAACCTCCAGTAACTGCCATTTGATCTTGTAATGATTTTCCATATCGCACAATATCATTACATATTCTTTCTGGTATTGCACTTTGGAAATACCAATAATAATTTGTTAAATTCATATACCTTATATTATACTAATTTTTTTTAATATTGTCAAGGGGTATATTATTTAGAAATTGTTAATGTACCAGAAGCAGTAAATTTAGCAATTTTATCACCACCTGGGTGAGTTGAACCTGTAAATGCACAACAAGGACTACCTGTAAATGTTAATGCACTTGGGCCTCTGACTACAACAATTCCTGATCCACCTGCTCCACCAGTATTAGGAGAATTTTGATTTCCTCCTCCTCCACCACCGCCTGTATTAGCAGTTGCCGCAGATCCTGCTCCACTCGCTGAACCAGCACCACCTCCTCCAGAACCTCCAGAGCCTCCGTTGGTATTGGCTCCACCTCCGCCTCCACCAGCATAAGAAGTATCTGGTCCTAAAATTGTGTTTGGTGCACCTGCACCTCCAGCACCTGCAGTTCCTGATCCAGGTGCATTTGCTCCAACAGCAGTTGCTCCACCGCCACCAGCACCAGCACAACTTCCTCCGTTACCACCATTATTACCTTGAGATGGATCAGTAGGAGGAGCATTTCCAGTTGCACAACCTCCACCAGTTTCAGTTCCACCACCACCTGATCCACCAGGAAGAGCAGAAATAGCGACACCTCCACACGGTGCTTGTTGTGCTCCTCTACCACCACCTGCTGATGTTATTGTTGAAAAAATTGAATTATTACCAGAACTACCTCCACTACCATGAGATGGACCACCACCAGAGCCTCCTGCCCCTACTGTAATTGCGTATGACCCTGTTGTTAAATCTGATAAAGCCGATCCTCTTAAAGGAGAAGGCCCAAAACCAGTAGCTCTGTAACCACCAGCTCCCCCACCGCCACCTCTTTTAGCACCAGCTCCACCTCCACCAGCTATTACTAAATAATTTAAACTAACACCTAAAACTACACTTCCATCAGGCCATGTTCCTTGTTTAACAGCACTAAATTGACTTCTTAAATTCCATACACCACTTGCTTTGTTTAATTCTTTTGTAATGACAATACCTGATCCACCTTGTCCACCAGTAATTTCATAACCACCTGGGTGTCTTCCACCACCACCACCACCACCTGTATTTGCTGATCCTCTAGCATCAGGGTGATTATTACATGATGCTGGTGCTGATATAGGGGCTCCTGCACCTCCACCACCACCACCTGGATGTGCAGGTCCTGGAGTTCCATTAATATAAGAACCACCTCCTCCACCTCCAGCATAAACTACTGGACTTCCTGTAATACTATTTGCTAATCCTGCTCCACCTACTCCACCTATTGCTTTTGTTCCACAATTATTTCCTGGTGTAAAATTACTTCCAGCTCCACCAGCACCACCGCCAGCACCACCACCAGCTCTAAAACCCGTTGGTCCTGGATTAAAAAATTCACCACCCGTTCCTCCATCATTTCCTTGACCACATACTCCACATCCAGCTGTACCACCACCACCTGGTGCACCTCCTCCAGATCCACCATCAGTTGCTTGTTTTCCACCACCGCATGTACTAATTGTTCCACATAGTGTAACTATACTTGAAGATGTTCCTGATGCCCTCTCAGGTCCAGGTGTGCTAGCTCCACCACCACCAATTGTTACTACCGCAGAATTTGTTAATAAATTTAAACCTGGAAATAATGTCATACCTCCAGCTCCACCGCCACCACCAGCTCCAGGTCCAGCACCTCCTCCACCTGAAACTATTAATGTTTCAACAGCTCTAGTTCCTGGTTGAAAAGTTTTTGTTCCTGTAGAAGTATGGCTAGTAACAGTACTCTTCCCAAAAGAAGTTACGTTTTTTTTACCTATTAATCCACCGTTGGTTCTTGCCATTTAAGGTCTCCTATTCGGACACCCAAGCTGAACCATTCCAATTATATTTGGTAGGTGTTTCTTCTGTGTCGTTAGATTTAATTGCTTCCCAACCTGTATTGTTGTCAGCGTTGTATTTTGTTTCGTTCCAATTAATTTTATAAATCCATGAAGGTGTATCTTCACCATCATCTGTAACTGATGGATATGTAATTGGTGCTTGCCAATCATCACTACCATCTAATGACCAAGATTCATAAGGTTGAACGCTTAAAAATTTATTTTTAGATGCATCATATCTCATACCAATACCTGCATATTGTTTTCTAAAGTTATTGTTATAAGATGTTTGCTTCCAAGTGCCACCTCCAAAAAAATTAACACACCATGTTTCACCATCAACGTGTTCATCTGAAGGCACTTCATCATTAGCCACAACTACAACTCTCTTTACAATCAGATGTGTATCTGATGTAAAACCAGTTGGGTCGGTTTTTGATTCTAACTCTGCAAAATGTGCCATGTTTATTTTCCTCCGTTATAAAAAATTCTGTTATGCTTCAGCTATTGTTAAAGTTCCTGAAGCTGTAAACTTAGCTATCTTATCACCACCTGGGTGAGTTGATAATGTTCTAGCAGGTGTTGGACTTCCTGATAAAGCAAATGCAGAAGGGACTCTAACTACAACTATTCCTGAACCGCCATTACCGCCAGCTGCTCTAGAAGTTCCATCACCAAATTTTGCACTACCTCCACCACCACCTGATCCTGTATTTGCACTTGCAGCACTACCAGCATTAACAGAAGGGTTTGCGGGTTTAGCACCAGCATTTCCAGCACCGCCTCCACCACCACATCCTGCTCTACCCCCACAAGGGCCGCCTTGTAATGCACCTCCACCGCCACCACCAGCATAATCTGTAGATGGGCCTAAAATATCATTTGAAACACTTGATCCACCATTACCACTTGCTGTACCAACTGATGGATTAGTATTAACACTAGAACCAGCACCGCCAGCTCCACCGCCTCCACCTCTTCCAAAACCAATACTTCTATAACCTCCAAGATTACCTTCTGGGGGATCAAAACTACCAGCATTACCACATCCTGCATTTGGAGCAGTTTCACCTCCACCTCCTGATCCTCCAGGATTACCATTATTTTGACAACCGCCAGCACCACCACCACCGCCTGTTGATGTAATAGATGAGGCAAATGCTATAGCAGAATCTGTACCATCTGCTCCTCTTGGGGATGGGGGCCCTGCGGCTCCACCATTTCCACCGCCACCAACTGTTATTGTGTGGCATCCTAAAAATCCTCCGAGAGAACCTCCTAAAGTTGTGCCTCGTAGTGGGCTTGGGCCATGTCCTGATGCACGATATCCTCCTGCACCTCCTCCACCGCCACCACTAACATTTCCTGCTGCAGCACCACCACCTGCTCCACCAGCAATTACTAAATAATCTACTGATATTGTTCTAGTTATCCATTCTGAATTCTTTACTTGATCGAAATGTTCGTTTAATGTCCATCTACCTGATGCACATTTAGGAACTACCTCTTTTACGATTACTACACCTGAACCACCATTCTTTCCTGTACCAGATCCATAAGCACCACCTCCGCCACCACCACCGAGATTAGTAGTACCAGCAGATCCACATCCTGGATCACCATTTGGTGATGCTCCACCAGGTCTTTCACCATTTCCACCACCACCTGTTCCGCCCATTCCTTGAACGCCACAGTATGGAGGATTCCAATTTCTACATGTAGTTCCACCTCCACCACCTGCATAAGTTACATTAGACCCTGTAATATCATTTGCTGTTCCATTACCACCATCGCCTCCAGTACCAGCTGCAGCATCACTACCAGCTGCTCCAGCACCGCCACCACCACCAGCGTTATTTGTTGAGGATATACCATCAAAACCTTTTCCTCCTGGATTACCTTGAGGAGGACTTACGGGAGGTGTATTACCAGCTCCCCCAGGATTCATATTTTCTGGAACTGGTGAACCACTACTCCATCTTCCACCACCGCCAGAACCTCCAGCTAAACCTACTCCACCACCTGAGCCTCTTCCACCACCACCACCAGCTGATGTTATGCATCCAAAAACTGTATTATTTCCATTAGCACCATTAGCTCCAGGTGATCCTGCACCTCCAGCTCCAATTGTTAAAGTTGTTCCGTCAATAGGTGCTAAAGAAACACATGTAGCAGTACGATACCCTCCAGCACCGCCTCCACCTCCACCAGCTCCTCCTGCACCACCTCCACCAACTACCAAAACTTCTGGTGCAGTCGTTGCAGTACAATTAGTTCTTTTGTATGTTGTTGTAGAAGTAAAAGTTCTTACCACAGTTTGTGGTGTACATACTACTTTTATTGGGCCTATGATTCCGCCATTTGCCATGAATTATGTTGCCTCCTATAATTCTATCTATTATGCGTCATCTAATTCTTCGTAAGAAACAAAGTAAGTTAAGTCATTTGCAGCTGATGCTGTAAATGCTAATAAATCTGTTTCATCTAAATAAATTGGATTCTCTAAAAAACTTAGTGTAGCATCTGCTGGTACTGATATTGTATTAGCAATCTTAACATAGTTAGATCCATTATCTACACTAACTTCGATTGTAATATCAGCAGCATTTGAACCATCTACGTTTGCAACAAGAATTGTATTTATTTTGGCAACTTTATCTGCTGCAACATCAACCGCTGTAGTTCTAGATGTACCATCTAGTAAAGCAGTTGCGTTTTTAGCATTAATAGTTGCTACATTTACGATGTTTGGTGTAGCCATATTATCTCCTTTTTAATTTTATCCAAATACAATTGCCATTGCAATTGCTTTTCCTACTGATGCAGCACTAGAGTTTGCATCAACATATGTTACTAATCTTGAAGCAGCAACTTTTCTATTAGTGCCTCCTGCTCCATTATCTACTATAAATAAATCTGCGTCTACAATAGCTTCTCCTATATCTGTAGCACCATCAATATCTAATGCAGCTAAACCAACTTTGTTAGCTGTTGATATTGTTGCTAATTTAGAATCAGCAATAGCTGCACCTGAAGCAATACTAGCATTTACTACTGCATCTGATGCAAGTTCATCTGCACCTACTGCATCATCTGCAAGCATTGAATTTACAATAGAACCAGCACCAATAACAAAATCTAATGTGTTATCACTATCATCATATGTTACAGATATACCAGTTTCAGTATTAGAACCAACCATTGCCCCAACTGTATCTGATATAGTTTCAGCTAAAGTTACACCATTAACTGTAATAGCATCTGCCTCTAGTGTACCATCAATATCTGCATCACCACTAACATCTAGTGATCCTGCATCTAATTCACCTGTTAAAGTTACATTTCTAAATCCTGATATATCTTTATTTGAATCAGCTATAACTGCTAATGAAGCAGATACTGTACCAGCAGTAATACCATCTAATAAGTTTAATTCTGTGGCAGTAGAAGTTACTGCTACATCCTCATTTATCTTAGGAGATGTTAAAGTTTTGTTTGTTAGAGTCTGTGTAGCTGCTATACCTGTAACAGTATCTGTAGTAGCTGGTAAAGTTAATGTTATATTACCAGAAAATGCTGAGTGAGCAGGTGCTTGTAATCTAGCATAGTGAGCATTTGATGACTCACAATAAAAATCAATATAAGATTGAGCACCAGAGTTTTTAATTGATATAGACCCTGATTGCATATCAATACCACTAGATCCATCAATTCTAACAACTCCAGTTCCATTAGGTGTTAAAGCAATATTACCATTTGATGTTGATGTTAAACCATTACCATTGACATCTAAATCACCACCTAATTGTGGAGTGCTATCTTCTACAATATTTGATATTGCAGCTGATGTAGCTAGTCCTGCTACAACTGCTGACCTTGCAATTTTTTTAAGACCACCACCTGAAGTATCTACTGCTAAAAATACATCATCATTAGCAACTGTAGATATTTCTGATAAACCACCTACTGCTATTGAATTAAAATTTGTACCATCTGCAACTAAAATATTACCTGCAGTATTTGTACCCATAGTAATATCATCACCTGATACTGTAAGATCTCCGCCAACAGTAACATTACCTGTAGTTGTAATTGTATCTATAAATGCATCTTTCCATCTAACACCTGTTGTACCTAAATCTACATCACTGTCTGTTTGTGGGCCAAATATACCATCAGCTACATATACT